TCCCAAGTCAAGTTAATGTCATTAACCTTACCATCAGAAGTGACTCTCTCTAAAACATTGGCTGTTAATTCAAGAACAGCCGTACTATCTGGACTAGAAATATCTGGTTCATCTGAAACATCAAAAACCGTTCCGTCAAAATTATCTACCAGTGCGTATTTGGAACGGTTTACTTCCAGAGCGGTAATCTTAATCTTCTCATTAGCATCATCACCTTCTTCAATACCGATAACACGGTAGGGTCTTAAATCACCTTCCGTCGCAGAAGCTACGGAGAATGAGAAGTTAGGGTCAAGCCCAAGGTCTGTAGGTAGAGCATCTTCTAATCTAACAGTTGTTGGTGTGGTAGCAACGCTACCCCAAATAACATTGGTTTCCCAAATACCGTTAGCTGTTTGGATTCTAACTTCAACGTAAGCACCAAGACGAGTAGTTGTGAAAGCTACGTTACGAGTTTCTGTAAGGGACGTTACCAACTTATGATAGGCTCTGTTGATAGCTTCATCAGTATCCACACAGCCGACTGCCACAAATGTAAGAGGCTTACGACCATGAAGGTCAATATCAGCTTGGTCAAAGACACGTCGTCTATCTTCTTGGTAAGCAGGTAGAAGTTTGTTGCGGTAGACAACTGTAATGTCGTTGTATCGAGTGTTAATATCAGAGAATGAATACTGGAAGCGTCCGTTTTCAATATCCATATTATTGAAAGTGTGAGTGGCAGTAGTATTTCTTTCCACGCGCAGACGGAAGTTACCTTCTACATCCTCATAGAAGACAGCATTACCAGCACCAGCCATGTAGGTTAGTAGTTCCATAGAATTACGAGGCGTCGTGATAGAACCATTGAAAGTTACACGAGGACGTGTTCCACCATTAGGTCGTGGGACGCCAACATATGCACCAGTAACTTCGTCACAGGCGTTCCAATATAGAGATGCTTCTAGGGCTTCATAACGAGAGAAGTTGATTGTGTGATATGCAGCGATACCGTGAACATCGTTGTGCACGAGGTCATAGATAATCCAAGCAAGGTCATCTGTGAAAACCTTCTTAAATGTTCCATCCCAAGGGCCACCTGTGAAATCATAGCTGCGAGTTACAGGGTCAAAGATAGTAGGAACGAGGACTTCTGCTGTGTCATAAATACCATACATTTGAGGGATGTTAGACAACTGGTCAGAGGCTTTGACAATAAGCTGAGCCATTGCTGTGTTAGGGTATGACTTCTCTTCGATTGTGATTTGTTCAAAGGTGTCCCAAGTCAATTCGCGAATAGACGTGCTAGTAGATTCCGCAGAAATTTTAGTAACCCTAATGTCATAAGTATCAGTTGCTAATCTTGCAACGGGAATCCTAATCTCCTTCATTACTGGAGACTGTGTACGACCATAAACTCTAACATTGTCAGAGTAAGCTGTTACACCTAGTGAAGTATCAATAGGCCCATCAGCATTATCTTGGTACTCTGCCCATGCTTGCGCTTCTGCTTGGAACTGTGTGAAACCTTGTTCAATTCTTAGTTCTTCGATACGTGAGCGAAGTGTCCCAAAAATACCTGAACCAGAATCCACAGGGTCAGGATGTGTGTAGGATTGTAACCAACCAGTGTTAGAAGGTAATGTCTGCCATGTGCCAGAAGATGTGGGTTTAACCTCGATTCTGAATAGTAAGTCCTCATTCAACTGGTCACCATCAGTCGTGTTACGCATAAGCTGGTCGATACGAATACGAACATCAATAGCATCAATATCACCAGAAGTGGTTGTACGTGTTACAGGAGCATTCTGTGCGAGGTTAACACCTACAGAATGTCCAGAGGCTGAGCCACCAAGTAAGAACTTGATAGGGTCTGGCATCTGTGTACCTTTGTGAAAGATAAGCTGCGCGTCAGGGAAGTTTAGGGTTCCATCAGAGGCCATAAGAGGTGTGTTGGCGATGTAGAAAGACTTCATTCCATCATGTAGTTTAGACGTCGGAACGCTAGTTCCAGAGTATGGGCCAGATGCAATATCACGAGATTGGATATTGATAGAAAGGAAGTGACCGTAGACAGGGAAAGTACCCCACGTCAATGGAATACGTGTACCAATCTTGGTTGTGTTACCTGTGCCAGAAATATATTTAGAGGCTTCTGGATTGGTTTGTTCAGGGGTTGTGTCTAACTTAGGAACAGGCGTTAGTAGTTGAATGATACCTCCAGCAATCATACCAATACCTGCGGAGATAAGAGCCATAGAAAGCTGTGGAGGAATACCAAGGAACATACCTCCAACAACGAGAACAGCACCAACAATAATTTGGAAGATACCCACCTTCTTACCCGCTGTGAACGCTGGCATGAAGTGTAGCTCGTCAACCTCAAGAGGCATGTCGAGAGCATCTGGATTATCAAACCCAGCGATTTGGAAGAATAAAGTTTCTTTGAATAGGTCAGAATGTGTGCGGCGTAAGTGGGACATAATTGCAGTCGTAGCTTCTCTTGCTGTTGAAACTGACAATTCCACAGGTTTACCTAGAACATCAAGGATGCCATGTAGGTGAACTTTAACCATGTTTAACAACTCCGTCTTCTGTAACATAGTATTGGGCTACGCCATTATTTCCTACGATGTAGTGTTTAAGATGTGGGTGGTTAGTAAACGCCACATAATCATCACCACTAAGGTTATTCGTTGCAGAGGGATGTGTGTGCCATGTGGCTACAGCATTGACCAAACGGTCAGGGTCGTAAGCATATGCGAATAAGTCAGCAGAACGATACATGGCTCCAAATTCAGGGTCATCATGGTTGTTGAAAGTTTCAACGACAGTTCCATCTTCGAGTACAAATCCAAGACGTTCATTACCTTCATCGGCATAGTTATTCAATAGCTCTTTGAGCATTCTCTAGCAACTCCCTCTTACGAGGTGATAATATATCGAAAAAGTCTACTTTATCAACTTCTTTCTTACGTGAGGGAATATCCTTATGGCGCAAAATATGGGTGGTAGAGTTCTTAAACCTGAATGGGATAATTTCAGACTTCCTACCATACATTCTATGAAGCATCATACGTGGCTCTAGCCATACAGCACAATGGTTGGCTACACCCGTGGCTGGTCTGTCACCGAAGCCGTGGATTGACATTAGTAGAACGTCAGACGTTTGCATGTGGTTACCCCAAGGGTCACCTCGTGGGAAGTCTAAGATTTCAAATCCTTCCTTACGGAAGTTCTCTGCGAATAGGTTAAGTCCATCCCTTTCCCAACCCTCGTAACGAGCATAGTCAGCTTTGACTTCAATATCTTCCATCGTATCAAAATATTTGCTAAGAGTTGTGAGACAGTCCTCACCCTTTTCATAGGAGAAGTCCTCACCAAGAAGGTGGTTGTACTTACCTTCAAACATTAGATTGACACCGAAGAGAACTCAGGCTTCAAGAATTGCCTAGAAGGGATAACACCCTCCTGTCTGTCAGAACGGCTTACATCAAGGGGGTTACCAATCGTTAGGGTAGGTCTAATTCTCTGCTCACCAGAATTACGTTTGAAACCTGAAACCTTGATAAAGGCGTCATCAAATGTCCAAGGAGTATTAACATTGGTTGGATGCCATTGATATTCTCTACCTGAATGAGCACGAATTTTACTACCATTGACCAATGTAATATCAAAGAGTTCAACGAACTCTTGAGGATTAAGCTTTAAACTATCTTCCTTATGACTAGCTGGAATGTCTGCCATTATGATGGGTGCTCCCTGAATTTAACTTCTACGTTAGATACTAGACCTCGATTACCTGTTACTTGTGGAATTGTAAAGGGTGTATCGAATCTAACAATCACGTTGCCAAACACAGGGTGAGGGTAGATAAAGCTTTTCCATGTTCCATGTGTCTTGTAAAATTCCCAAAGGGCCATGATGTTATTGTTTGCGTCAATAGTGCCTAGAGCATCAGGGTCACCATTAGGTAAGCTCTTGTAAACCATAGCAGGAAACGTCAGGCTGAATAGTCTGAGAATAGGTTCAGAAGGTTCATTAGAGAAGCGGAAGCCTCCCTTCAATTCAATACTAGAACTGTTATCCTCTGTTGTCATTGACGGGTTCCCGTGGAAGGGAAAGTTAAAAGTTTCCATTAGTTCATCGCGTGTTTAATTAGCTTCTTAGTTTGTCCACCAGTAGCAATATCCTGTCCGATAACATGTAGAATATCATCAGGGCCAAGCTGTGGTTTTTCCTCTGGAGCCATAACGTAAACATTTACCTCTTGGCTCTTACCATCTGGTAAGACCATGCTCTGTACCGTATCAGGTTTAAGAGCGGCACTACCTAGAGCATTCATTGCGTATAACTTATCCTTACCAATGCTGTCTACTGCTGATTTACGCATCATAAATTCACCAGCCTCTGCCATAATAGGAACATGGTCTCTGCCAGTGACTCCAAGGTTAGGGATTCGTCCCCCACCAGAGAACCCTTTAATAGCTCCACCACCAGAGAATGTTTGAGGGCTGAAACCGAAGGCTGCGAAAAGTTGTTTGATAGCGAAAATAGCAACTTGCTCTGCAAGAATTTTCAAGATAGCTTTCAAGATAGACTCTGCCATATCTCCAAATGCCTCGCCTACAGATTTAGCTCCAGTCGCAATATCAAAGAACGCATCCCCTAGAGAGTCAGTAGCAACATCTCCTACCTCTACAACCTTATCGGCAAAGTTGTCTGATGATAGAGAGGCTTCCTCTAACTTATCAATGTAGGCTTGAAGCCCTTCGTTCAGTGCTTCTGTCCAGTTATACATATCAGGAGCAGCTTCTCCAGTAACAGCACCAATCTCTCTCTGCAAATCTCTGATGCGTTTTTGAGATTCAATAATTTCATCTGCTTTAGCAGTAATTTCACCATCAATTTCAAGACCTTGGGCTTTCAACTGATTGATTTCTCTACTAGCTTGCTTCATTTCATCAGGGCTATAGTTGCCACCAGTGTTAGCAAGGATTTCTTCTGCTCTGCGTAGCTTAGCATCAATGTCAGCTTTAGAAGCCTCAAGAGCCGCTTGGTCAGCAGTTAGTCTAGCGAGGTTCTCTGTCTTCAATAAGTCCAGTTCAGTACGCATAGCTTTTACTTGTGCATTCTGAATTTCCCTATCAAGATTATCTTTATGAACCTGACTGAACTTACCTTTATTACTGGCGGCATCTGTTGCATCACGAGCGGCTTGTAGGTCAGCCACGGGGTTCTGTAGAGCTTCAATCTTATCATCAAAAGCCTTGGTTGCCACATCGAATGAGTCCGTTAACTCTTTCAGAGCGTTACGAATCTGAGGAACTTGTTTCTCTCTAATCTCGGTGTGCATCCCGTCAAATGATAAAGCAATCTCTTCACGTTCAGCTTTAAGAGTAGCATTAAGCTTTGTCATTTCTAAGTCTAGTAATTCTGTATCACCTGCCAAGCGGAAACGTAAGTCCTCACGAGCCGCCAGTTCTTTATCAGATTGTAGCTGTAGAGCACGTTGCTTAGCTGCCTCGATTTCATTAAGTGAGCTTCTCTTGGTAACTCTCTTACGCTCAAGAGCAATTTCTTTCTCAAGTTGAATCTCAAGAGATTCATAGGAAATCTTACGAGTTCTGATTTCCTTCTCAAGGCTCAACTTATCCAGAGCAGTAATAACCTTTTCTCTTTCTAGGCGTAGAGAAGTAGCGAAGGTTGCTTCTGCAATCTCTCTTTCTTTGCCGTGCTTTCCTTCCCTATCTAAACGCGCAGTCTCTTGGGCAAGGGCAGCTTCTTGTTTCTCTGCCAGTCTTTCTAGGATAGCTGCTCTACCTTGAGCAATTACATTTTCTGAATCTTTAACATCAAGAGACCTACGGATTAAATCAATCTCACGTTGGCGGTTAGCTTGCTGTAGCTTGAATCCAGCATCAAATTCCCTTAACTGTTGGTCAGTCATTTTAACCGCAGCTTCTGCGCGAGATAATAAAGCGGCCCCTGTTTGTGATAGACCAGATGCTGCAAACTCACGCTCTTGGCCAGTTGCTTTGAACTTAGCGGTATCAGCATCCACAGCTTTCCTAATGGCCTCTACAACTTGCTCGACCGTTTGTGAACCTTCTGGTAGTGGAAGGTCTTTGTTAGTGAAGTTACTTCTATCACTCTTAGCCTTAGCAAGCTGCTGGTCTAATGAAATTAAAATAGACCGAGAAGCAGAAGCCTCATCACTACTGTTAAAAGTATTTTGGGTTACCTCACGTTTTTGCCCTGCAATAGACTGTGTGGTTTGAACAACAGGTAGGAACTTACTGGTGAACTCTTGCAAGTATCTATTTTGAGCATTGATAACAGCTTGAGCATCAGCAATATCTTCTTCACGAGTTGTGTTATCTTGGAAACGGAAACCGAAGTTAGAGTTTCTACCTTCTTCAATTCGTTCATTTAGCAGAGCTTCATCCTTTGGAGACAACACTCCATTTTGCATAGCAAGTGTAAGTCTGTTGTTATCAGCCTGAATTTTAGTCACTGCTCTGTAGAGTTCTAGGATTCCAGTATCGTTGAGCTTACCATTATCAAATTGTCTTGCTTGTCCAACAATATCGCTGTCGAAACCAAATGGTGATAAGGTAGAAGACCTACGGAAACCTCCATAAGCATCCTTCGGAAGGACACCAGCTAGTTTCTTACGAGCCTCTTTGGATTGTCCTTCAAGTAGTCTTGTAGATTCATCAATACTGGTGTTAAGTTCTACGTTACGCACGTCCAACATAACATCACGGAGACGCTCTAATTCTGGAACTAGGTCTTGAATTTTACCATTAGTGAAATCAAAGGAGCCACCAAGGTCTCCAAACTTTAATTGTAATTCAAGGGCGATGTTATTCACCTCTTGCATACTCTCCCCAGCTTCAAAGTGGCGTTGGGTAAGAATTTCAATCTCTTTGTCGATTGACCTGATGTTAGCGGTGTAAGTTTCAAGCTTACCTGAGCTTTCATCAACAGATGCTTTTAGTTCATCGACGCTCTCTGAGAAGAAATCAATACCGATTTTAGCCAAGCCAATAACCGCTGTAATAGCTGCGATACCCCCACCGACTGGCCCCATAGCTAAGAGTAAGCCTTTGTAACCTAGTCCTGCTGCACGAGTAGCCGCAGCCTCTCCCAGTAATCCAGCGATAGAGGCTTTGCCTACGAGATTACGTGCCAACAGAGCAGCACGGTTAGCGATTACAGCCGCTGTATAAGCAACTAAGGCAGTGGTAACGATAGGAACTACTGGCCCAAGGTTATTCAAGCCTCGTAAGAAGAGTCCTAGAATATCAGCACCAAATTTAAGAGCATCTACAAGTGGGCCTAGAGCCTTGGCAGCGAAAGTACCGAAGATAGATTGTAGCTGTAGACCTTTGTTAGCTAGAGCTTCCATCTGCACAGCGTTAGCTTCTGTGGCGGCAGAGGATAGCAAGAACTTCTGACGAAGCTCCTCAATAGTGGAAGCATTATTTGTAAGGGCGGCGTAAGCAGCACCTGCTCGGACTTCGAGAACTTGTAGTGCATCAGATGTTGTGAAACCTGCATCCTGTAGATTTTTAAGAACTCCAGTTAGCCCGTATAATTTTACGTTTACATCGTCAGTAGAGAGACCTAATTCTGTCAGGCGAGAGTTTAACTTTTCTGATGGTGCAGCAAGAGCAGTAAGAATCTGGCGAAGACCTGTACCAAGTGTTGACCCTGAACGAATACCAGAGTTGGCCATAGCGCCCAACGTGGCTGTTAATTCAGAGAATGTGATGTTCTGCTCATTAGCGATGTTACCAGCATACTGTAGTCCTAGTGTTAGTTTCTCTAGGTTAAGCTTAGAGTTGTTAACAGCAGTTGTGAATACGTTAGCGATGTTACCAGCTTCTTCTGCCCGAAGGTTGAAGACAGAGATTGTTGAAGTAACAAGGTCAACAGCAGTCTTTAGGTCTGTACCAACAGCAGTAGCCAATAGAGTAATGTTCTGAATAGACCCTGTGATTTGTTCAACAGAGAAACCTGCCTGACCCATAATAGTGGCAGCTTCCGCAACTTCAAGCGCGGTAAACTTAACACCTTCTGAAACCTCAACGATGGTTTTTTCAAGCTTACCCATAGATTCATCTGTAGTAGCGGTAATGGCTTGTAGTTGTGCAAACTCTCTATCTAGGTCAACAACGAATTTACCTGCGAATGAAAGTGCACGGAAAGCAAGACCCATAGCCGCATAGTTAGCAAGCAACTGAGCCTGAATTTTCAAAAGTCCCGCACCACCATCCTTTAGACGATTGTTTAATGAGGCCAGTGGGTCAACAGAGCTTGCTGCACGAGCCTTGGCACGAGCGATACTTTCATTAAGTCTAACTTGCTCTTTCAGTTGAGCATTGGTTAGTCTCTCTTGGTTAATCTGGAACTGCTTAGCCTTAGCGATACGAGCATTCTGAATTTCACGTTTGGCCCCAACAATGTTTCCATCTTTGCGGAGAATATTAGCTCGGTCTAGGGCGCTGTTAATTTTTACCTGTTGTGAGGCTACACGCTTAGAAGCAGACTCAACCTGCTTCATAGCAGCTACTTGCTTTTCAGCAGCAGCTACATCAAGCTGACTATTTGCAAGGTTTGTGGATAGACGATTAGAACTTCTACCATCAGTGTTACCAGCGAACTGTCTAGCAGCTTCACCAGCACGTAACTTAGCAGCTTCTAATTTAACTTGGGCTTGCTTTAAGGTCAGAACTTCTCTGTTAGCGAACTCCTGACGTGTTAGAGTTGTTAGAGCAATAGCCTGTTGCTTTTCTAATTCTGTATGGTGGCTTGCTAAGCGAAGACGAGCATCCTTACTTAACTTGAGAATACGTTCAGCTTCCTGAACATTTCTCTTGGCAATAATACCACGGTCAATCGCTGCTTTACGTTCAGCTTCGGCCCCGCCGCCAGCAATGAGAGAGTTACCTGCTCGGTCTAATTTAACATTGGAAGAGAAGCCCTGTTTGTCAGCAAGGGCTTGCAGGTTCATCAGCTTAACGACTTCACCATTAGCATCTTTCGCTCTTTGCTCAAATCTGGCAACAGCTTTTTCAGCATTAGCGAGTTGGGTCTTCAATTTCTTGAGAGACCCTCCGTCGAAGAACTTTACTAAATACTCAATCTGTGTGTCGTCAATCATTACATGCCCATTTCGTCAAAGGCTCTACGGAAGTCTGCGGCAGTATGAACAGTTTCGGTATCTCCAGAAGTGCTAGAAGCCTTCCCTTTCTTACCAAACAACGCCGATAGCGTGTTATCCACAATACCAATGAGAGACTTCTTAACCTCTCCTGTCGTAGCGCAAGCCTCTCCTAGTTTGAGGTCTGTGCTAATCTTTACATCTTCCCATGTAATCTCCCAAATAAAGCCATTTATTTGGGAGGGCCGTTTGTCAAATACCCAACAGAGTTGTTTCTGATGGTTTAAGGTGCTGTACCATTCGAGGATAACATTGAGTTCGTCAGTTCCTCCGTCTCCGTTGTTGTTTTTTGAATGATTTCGCCCGTTGCTTTTGCCGCTTTTAGTGTCGATTCCACTTTCCTCGCGAAAAAACCAAAGGCATGTGCTAAACCCCACTCTCCAATAGCTTCACCTTCTGCCATTGAAAGCTCGAAAGATTCAACATCAGGATAATCCTCTGGCTCAACGCCTTTGTCGGATAATAGAATTTGTGTGATAGTCGCTAGAATAGCTGGGTCTGCGTGAGACGTTGTTAGTCCAGTCAGTCCTTCTGGAAAAATAGAGATGATTCTTAGAAGCCTTGCATAGCTCATAAAGATTTCTCTTTCTCCTACTGTGAGCGTATCGCTCGGTGCTTTAAAGTCAGTCATATTTGTTCTTCCCTCATAAAAGATTGATGCCTTGGAAATTACTCCAAGGCATCAAGTTAATCAAGCCATATTTTGAGGGAGGGCTTTGACTATTCTTAGACGATAAGGCGTCCTTGAGCGCATCCGAACTCCGCGAAGTCTGCGTCTGCGTCAACCAATGAGTAAGGTTGAATCTCGAAAGGCATGTTACCATAGTCTGATGTTCCGAACTGAACATTAAAACCACGAACGATTTTCACTTTAGGGAAGTAGAAGACAACGTCTCCACCATCTGCAAGCTTACCGATAACGGCGCAAGAGTAGTAAATGTCGGCAGGGTCACCAAGGTCAAGAGCAGTAGCGCGTACTACAGAAGCACCAGAAGCAAGTACAACACCAGTTGGGACTGCGTGTGTAACTGTAAGTTCAGCGGCGGCTGTAGAAGCAACACGGTTTGCCATGATACCTTTGTTAGTTGCTACGAGGATATAGTCATCAGCAGCAAAACCTGTTTCGGATGTTACTGGGATTACTACAACGGAACCATCACCTGTTACGGCTGCTGTTGTGTCTGTTTCGACATTAGCAGTTAGTGCACCAGCGGATAGTCCTAGACCGTAGGCCAAGTTCTTAGCTGTGTACTCGTAAACTTCTGTAGCGACGTTTAGTGTAGCGGACGTGATAACTGAGAACACAGAGCGATTCTGGATTCCTTGTCCAAGGTCAGTTGTTTCCATTTCGCCTGTGATAGCGACGTTCTTAACGAGACCGATGCTGTCGTCACTTGTCAGATTGAAAAGTTCGCCAACTGCACCGATTCGCACTTCTGCTGTTGATAGCATGAAATTGGTAGTTTTTGCAGTACCTAAATCTTTTGCGGCCATAAGGGGTCTCCATAATTATGTTGATTGTAGTATTACTTGATATTGGGTATTAGATAAAGTATTACTTTTACATACTTTTGAGGGAATTATGAAAACACGAGTAAGTTTAACACTTGATGCTGATGTTGAAGAAACATTACGTCTCCAAGCAACAGTCCTAGATGTGCCATTCAGCCGTTATGTTAATAAACTATTGAGAGAGAAGCTTAATGTACAGAGTGACCAAATTGAGGCCGCTCTAATTAGATTAGAACGTAAGCGTCAGGTTGAAGATTAGGCTGACTGTCTGAAACGGTCTAGTCTTATTAAGCCTTACAACTGGGGAAGCCATAAAACCTCCATCCGAAGCCATGAAACCAAGAGGGTGACCAGACTGGTGATGTAGGATTGGAATGGTTACAGTTTTACCAGCGCAGTTCTCTACCACCTGATTAACCAAATCATTAAGCCTCTGAATCTGTGGGTCACTATGTGTACAAGCAGCAACTTTAAAACCTACCTCTCCCATAGTATCTCGTGCAGACACATAAAACTCAAGTGGGCCAAGGAAGTCTTCCTGTTCGATGTTCTCTTCGTCGGCAGTCGAGTCGAAGTCAAAGATTTCAACAGGCGCTGGAAGCTGCTGAGCAATATCATAAATCCAATTAGAAATTGAAGCTTTTAGGCTTAGGTATAGGTCGTCTGTCATTTAATAACCTCTGGTAAATGTTTGTTTAACCACCAACGCATAAACGAATAGAACGCAGGTCTGTAAGGATTTCTTTTACCCTTGCTCTGCTGGTTTGTCAACTTGGCATAAATATCTTGGTGAGCACTATTGAAAATATCCCTCTCAAGCTTCTTAGGTTTGAAGTTAGCATCAACCTTAGAGAAGGGTTCATGTACGACCTTGACCTGAAAGTTCTTTAAACCTGTTGCTCCTGAGGCGAACTTACCCGTCTTAATGTTTCGTGCTGCTGTGCCAACCTGTGTGAAGCCCTTCTTGGCTCCCCTAGAGCTTTGCTCAATATAGAAGCTAGATTTACCCAATAGGTTGGTTGTTTGGCTGGATAGGTTCCTTACATCATCCTGCAAAGCCCCTGTGTTCTTGAAGAATCCAGCACCGCTAGGCTTCTTGGAAGCATAGCTGGCTGAAAGAGCAGCATACTTAGGTGTGTAGATTCCTAGAGGTGGAGCCGCAGCAGTATCTAAAGCCATAGCTGCAAACAAGTCGAAGAACTGTGATACTGAATTTTGAACTCTGTAGTGGTCTTGCTTAGCGTTCTTACGCACCTGCTTCATAGACCCTGCCATACCTCCACTGATAATCTGGTCAATGGTAGCAGATAGTTTATTCGTATTCGATTTGGCCAATGTAGACTCCTAGCTGCTGGTCTACTCTCTCTACCACAGCCTTTTTAGGGTTATTCATAACCTGAATTAAATCGCCCTCGACAATGGGATAGCCTGTGATGATTTGCTGTCTCTTGACGGTTTGTCCTAGATTGTCACTGCCAGACGAACGAATCTCAAATGCAATCCAGATACCTTGTGTCCACACAGGTTGACCCTCAACCAGTTGTTTAGATACAGGGTCTCTAGTCTTAACACCTTCTCTGCCGATTGCAGCTATGTCGGTCATACCAAATAGCTTGTAGTGGGTGTATAAGTGTTTCCCTTTGAGGAACTGGTCACCGTGGTCTGCAACCAAGAAGATGCGCCCATTAGGGTCTTCGAAGGTATCTCCTACCTGTAGGATGCTGTCAGGTAGAACACGAAACAATCGTCTAGGTGAATTGAAATTAGACACACGAGTAGTTACGGGAATATCAGTCAACTGCCCGTAGAAAGACGAACCAAGGGTTGTCTTCAATTTATACATATTCTCTTTAACAATCCTATGTAGGCTACTCATTACGTTGCGCTCTCTCCAGTGAATACATCAGGGTCAGGGTTGACTACTAGGAATAGGGCTGTAACGCTTCTCAATTCAGCATCAAGAGCGGGGTTTAATGCCCCGACAGCTTCATAGTATTTTCCTCTCATTTTATCTTTCAAAGCATTCATATCAGCCTCGAAGTGGGTCACAGAAATATTATCCTCTGTGTGAGTTTTGATAAGGGTCAGAGACATAATCTCTAACGCAGAACAGGCAGCAGCATATCTAATAGCTTGGTTAGCTAACTGTGCAGTGTAACCACCACCAACGAGGGCAGCATCTAAATCTGTAGTACCAAGGTCTGTACTGTTCTTAACAGTCAAGTATGTCTGGTGAAGGTCAATCATTTCATCAGGTAATACTAGGTCGGTAGCACCGACAGAATTTCTAACATCATTTTCAGTGATGATGTATTTAGGCGCAGCTACTACCATAATAGTAATTCGGTTAGTATATGTGGTAGAACTAACATCATACTGGTACTTGAGTACGAATGTTCCCTCTGTGCCTGTGGTTGGTGTTGCTAGGGTGATAACCGTTTCGGTATCAGCAGCACCTAGTGTTGGAGTTTGCGTGGCCAGTGTGACTGTACCATCCAGTTGAGTTACTCCATAAGTGAAAGTACCAGTATCTGGCACAACAAGTTGCCCTTGTGAGCCTTTAAACTCTACTGGAATATTTGCTGTGTCAGATACTGTAATGTACATTAGTCGTTACCCTCTTGGGCTTTAGCAGCTTCTGCCTGTGCCTTAGCATGGGCTTCGTCAGCTTCTTTCTGTTTTGCAGCTTCTGCTTTGATTCGTTCAGCTTCGGCTTGGTACTTGACGATTCAGGTGGTAACCAAAACCATCGGGTGCTTTAACAAGCATTGTTTTAGGTGTTTTCTTAGTCATAGGATTCTCCCTGTTTAGACTGTTTCTTAATAATAACCCCACCCACTGTTGTCAATGGGTGGGGTTCAATTTTAACGATGTAGGCTAACTTAGTTAGCGTAGTCGTACACGCTGCGAGTGTCAGAGAATACTAGGCGGTAACCTGTGTTCTCAGTCTTCGTCATAGTGATAGTTTGGTTAAGGATATTACGCTCCTCTTCCTCAATATTACTATTTGCGCGTTTTAGTTCTTCAAGAGTCTCTGCACGAGAGAAACCAACTAGCTTACCTGCTGGTGCGAAACCAGAAAGTACAGGTGTGATTGGCTGGTCGAAAATCGGGTTACGATTAACTTGAATGCCAGCGCGACCTAGTTGCTCTGCTGCTGATGTAGTCTTGTCGTCGTTATTACCGAACAACATAGTCCACTGGAAGAAAGCGTCGTAGTTCATAACTACTGTGTCAACAGGAATACCTGCTGCTGCTCTATCCATCAGCCAACGGAAGAAACGATGCCATTGGATTTGACCCGCAGTGTTGGCAGGTGCTCCAGTTACTCCAGAAATTGTAGACTGTGTTACAACAGGAGCGGCGTTGTTATTTCCATCACCATTTACAAGAACGTCAACAGCTTGTTCAGCTTTTGAGATTTCTAGCTCACGGGCAATACGCGCTAGGAAAGGTGTCAGTACGTCAAGGCGAACATTACGCTCGAACTCATAAGTTGTGCGGATAGCAGAACCATGCTTGAAGATTTGAACCTTGCTTTCACCAGCTTTGATTGAGCGTACAGGGATTTTAGAACCTTCTGGCACATAGCGTGTACCACGATTCTCTGCATCACCGTCGTCCAATTCAACCCGAACTGTCATCTCGTCCGCATCAATAGTGCGAGAGTTGGCAATCAGATTAGAAGCTGATTCGATGTTGTCAAGACGCACTTTCCATTGGATAATGTCGTCAATAACTTCCTTAAATAGGATTTTAGTCCCAGGCCGTGTTTGGAATGTTTCCGCAGCGGCTTGGAGAACCATGCCGTCTTAAACACAATCGGTTGTCCTGCTGCGGCTGCTGCTCCAGAGGATTTAGTAACCCCTGCTGTAGCACTACCCACAAGTCCCTCACCTAACGCAGGTGCTGTACCTGTGAATGGGAATGAGAAACCTCCTTTAAGAGTAACAGTACCGATTTTAAAATCGCCCCTGTCCTCAAACGTATCAAGACGACCCATGATAACCTCGTTATCACCTGTCAACTTCATAGTCATTGCTGCGGAAGTATCAATAGTTACTGCCTTTCCAAGGTCGGCTTCTGTTACAGAAGACTCAAGGAAAAAAGCGTAAGTAAATTCTTCAGCGTATAGAGCGTTTAAACTTAGATTCAAAGCCATTATTTGTCTCCACGATTAGCTTTCAAGAAAGCCATCTTTTTTGCTTGCTCTGATTCAGAGGCTGCTGGTGTAGTACCTGCTGCACCGCTTTCAGAAGCGTGTAACTGGTGTAGGGCTACGCCAGTCTCCTTAATGAAATCAACCTTTTGGGTTGCAGTCATGTTTGCTGTATCAACATCTTTCTTACCAGATGCTGTCACTGCGGCAGCGAGTTGAGTGTCCATGAAGTCAGTAACAATCTTTAGCTCAGCTTTGGAATCCGCAGGAGCGTCTTCAAGTTTAGCTTTAAGGTCAGTTACCTCAGTTTCAAGGGCAGTCTTATCGGCTGTCAGTGTTGCCACTGATGCAGTTAATTCGGTGTTGGAAGCAGTTAGTTCAGTAACCTTAGCATCGGATGCGTCGAGTTTCGCTGTAAGTTGTCCTACTTCTGCACCTTTGTCGGCTAGTTGTGATAGAATCAATTTAGCGTCCATATCAAAGTCTCCTTTGGGTGTAGTTTCCTTCGACGCTTTTTCCGTCGAAGAGAAAGTTACTAGGTCAGCAATGTCAAATTCAGCATTTGCTGCTAGTTTCCTGAACATACCACTATCCTCGTAAGTCTTAGATAGCTTCTGCTTGCTAGAGCTACTAATTGTAGCTCCGTTTGAAGCCCCGCGAACAACGAGGCTCAATTCTGTCCATGAACGTAAACCTTTAGCGATACCGTGGGTCTCTCCAGCATCAATGCTGTTCCCTTCGTCATCTGTACGTTCATAAAAATTCATAATATCTGCATCTTCTCCGAACCAGTCGAACTGTGGGTTTGCAGATGAAAGTAGTTGTTTGAAAGCTGCACCAATGCTAACTTCTGAAATCAGTCCATTGTCAATATCTCTTGTGTGCTGCGCTCGGACTGTATTACCATCAGTCTCAGGATTGGGCATGGCGAATAGAACTCTAAGCTCGTGATTAAGACCATCTTCCGTAGGATATACGGCTCCCTCAAAGGCTTTACCAGATGGTGTTACTTGGTCTCCACCAATATCGTGTTGTAGAATAAGAGGTACGAAGCCTCCTTCTGCGTTAAGTTGTGTGGCCATTTCCTGTAGAACTGATTCTAGGATAGTGGCACGGTCAAAAATAGTTCCTCTTTTATTTAAAGGTCTAGTGGTTACAGCAACAGTTTCAAAGACATAGAAATTCTCTGCCTTGAGTTCAGGGTCATCAAATCCACGTTGCATGGATTGTAGCATTCTGTCTGTAATGTTAATTCGTTTCACTAGAGTTACCTACTTATGTTGTTTTTAATACTTCAAGCCCTATTTCATTGCAAGAATTATCTTCGTCATAGGGACGCTTTCACTGCGTCCTTAATTCCTTGAATATTGCCAGCGAGGATTAAAGTATCGAATGCGCCAGCGTTTAATTGGTGTTCAATACTGTTATGAATACTGTTAAATTCAGTCGCTACTTGTTTTCGTCCTTCCAACAAAACATACTCGCTCATAAAGGCGGCAGCTACTCCAGATGCGTGTTGTTGGAACGTAACAGGATTTGGAATCATAGGATACATGTCTCCTTCCATTTCCTGCGTAGTATCTTCAATGGTTGGTGTCCAACCTCGTGCGAAGGCCAAAGCCATTGCTACACTATCCTCAATTTCAAATGCAATTTGCGCCATTATGCAAGCTCCCATGTTTCAACGCCATTAGGGGCGATTTTTCTTTTATATAGTAAACCATCAGTACCAGTTGTGATTTCTGCTTTTAAATGAGCAGGTGTCCAACCTAGTGATAGGGTTTCATCGTCTTGTGTCACAATAGCCGTTGTGGTCGTGCCATTCTGTGAACGAATAGTTGGAACGTAAGTAGGTGTACCATTTTGCACAACTACTGTAATAGGAACATCGGCTGTAACAATACCTGCTAGGAGTGCTCCATTAAGTGTTACAGAGCCAGTAGATGATTCATTAGCTACCAATCCTGCCGAAGGATGTAATTGGTCTTCGGGTGTGGTTACTGTAACACCGTTTCTCAATAAAGGTACTGTGTAAGCTAAATCCAGATTGCCTGTCGTCGTATTATATTCCCATACCTTAGCCTCTCCTTCGTAAGGTGAAGCGATTGCAACTCCAGAATCTCCACCATCTCCTGTGTCGGCAATAAATAGAGGTTGGGCAACAACTTGTGACATTGCAGAAACTGGCATGGCTGGAGAAGCTTCAAGACCAGCCGAGTCAGCACCTGAATACCAACATCCCAAACCTGTGATTAGGGTTCTTGTAGCACCATTAGGTTCATAATCCGTATCAGTAGCACCAGTTGCTGCGTCAATGGCTGTTGGGCTTCCTGCTGATGTTGTGAATGTTCCCTGTGCGCCATCCCTTACATAGTACCTAGTAAGCACATTCTGATAAGGAGTGGAGAAATCTCCAGAGCGAGGCCATGAAATGAGGTCGTTTGATAAAGGCATGATAAGTCGGCTATCATAGAATCTACCAACTGGGTTAGAATCCATTTGGGCGCTATGACAGGCCATCACTGGATTGGTCGAACTGATAATATATTCTTGGTTACCGCTGGTGTATAATCTTCTGTATTCCCAAGGGTCTAATTCAATATTTTCCTGACCTTGAACAGTTACACCTGCACCATTGGTGAATTTTAATGTTGAAGCGATTGGCCCATTAACGATATGCACCCAACCTTGGTTGGTAGAGGTTCCAGTAGGGTTATAAGTTTGACCATTTCTGAAACAGTACATAAAAGTTTCTTTGAAAGATAGCCCATAAGACAATAGAGGCATAGGACTTTCATCTGAGCCATCTACTTGTTCTGAAAAACCGTAGAAACCCTGTGTTGAAGTAATGATAGCTCCAACTGGAACCCGTGTGAAACAGATAGGTTCTCCATAATTCATAAATTCTGGCCCGTAAAGGGGAGTATTAGCTGTGAAATCAGCGCCACTAGCATAAACGAATACTGTATTACCTGCCCCTAATGATACTCCTTGTACCTTGCCAGAAGTAGTGTACCCCACGGCCAAGACCGTGAGGGCTGGTTGACCCGCAGCAGCGAGTAAACCTTGTTGTAAACCTAGTGTGCTGCCTGACGCAACGGCTCCAGCCGCCTCTGGTGTTACAGAGGTGGCTTGGAGAGTTCTAATATCAGCGCCGACAGTTTGAAAAGCTGTCTCTAGGTTATCTTTTTGTGCCATGATTTAAGCAGCATCCCTCGCAGTCGTGTACGCATTAGCGTAATCGAATGTAGGGTCACCAATACCAAGGTTGGTGCAAGCTGTTAGTTGCTGTGGGGCTGTCAGAGACTGTGCAGAATCGTAACGAACACGATTATCCATAGCAGTCAATAGTCCTGCAATAACTGTATCATCAGCTTGCAATTCGTTTTGAATTTCAATCAATGAGTCATAAGCAGCACCAGCACCATTAGTAATCTGGTCAACAGCGGCAGTTGTCGCGGCAGAAATAGCTGCTGCTTCACGAGCGGCAACATGGTCTGATACGTCTTGCGTACTTGCCCATGCGCTGATTGAAGGAGCGGCGATAGTTCCTTTAGCAGCTTGTACACGAGCGTCAGTTTCCGTCTGCCCCCAAGCTACACCCGCTGCATCTACAGCAGCTTTTAGTTCATTCATAGCAAGAACAATGCTAGTTTTTTCAGTCGTCGTCAGGGCAGAAAGGTCAGCGGCTTTACCATTTAGTAAAGTCCAGATGACTTTAACGTCTGCTCCGACTGCGGAAGCGAATGCTTCAATATTTGCTTTTTGTGTCATACTGACCTCTTAAAGTTTTGCAACATTATATAATGTTGTCAAATTAGCTAACGTACCCAAAGGGTCGTTTTCCTGAATGACGTCGATAATATCTTGGTCACTTACTGAGTCTTCTCCTTGTGGGCCTACCACAACTCCAGTAATCGAAATTTCTGGAGGCGTTGTTTCTGCTACTAGGTCTACCTGAATATTTTGTGACTGTTTTGTAATCACAATGTTCGGTGACGAAAAGGTTGTGATTTCAATATCCATTACAACCTCGTGATTCCTCGTCGTAAGAAGATTTTACCCTCCGCGACGAATGCTTGGTCATCATCATCAAGCAACTCTACAATATCAAAGTAATATTCCCCTTGAGTGAGCGTCCTTACAATGCTGTAAGGAACACTCATTCGCAGCACCCCGTTTGCCTCTGCTAGTAAAGTACCTGCTGTGGTACTTAGAATTAGTTCAGGACTGGTATTACGCAAATCAGACATGATACCCATTGCGAAATTCTTACCTGTAATATTTAGTGGTGTTCCAGCGGCGTCTTTTAGAACCAGACCCACATCCCATCTGCCGTTAGTTGGAAATGCCATTACTTACCTGCCTGATTACTTTTTGCAGCCCCATCCCCTTTAGATACAGACCTGCCTAGTGGGTCTGCGTTAGGGCTAATATCGCTGTCTGCCCCATCCCCTGCTTCCACAGGATTTAGGAAGTTGGTTCCTGAGAACTCTTGAATACCATCTGGTTTAGGTCTACCGAACATCTCTCTATGAAATTGTGTATCTGAAATTAGGCCGTAGCTAAGTAAGGTTAGTGGCCAACTGTGGTTCAAGCTCGTCTGGTGGACGCATTTCTGCCTTTTTAAATTCTACTCTTACAATACTTTCGGAACCCCCAAGTCTCATAGCGTAAGTGAACATTTGGCTAAGGATATTGGCAACTGGAATATTTAACTGGTCAGAAGACATAGCGAAGATACGCGCTTCTGTTGTTGATGTGTTGATACCAGAATCGCCTCTACCAATAACTGTGGCCATTGTTTTAAGGGCTGATTGGTTGGCACTATTAAGCACTTCGATGATAGCCTTAACATCCATACTCTTTGAAGGGCCACCTTCGTTTAGTAGACCCGCTTTAAAGGCATCTGTGTGAACAAGGGCAGAATCTGCTCTTAGACCATTAACCTGTGCTGTGATTGCGTTAATCTGGTCGGCCATCCATTTCTTTGATAGAATAGGGTCGTCCTTGATATTTTCTGGCATAGACTTGCGTAGAACTTCCTCTGCTACCTCAATATCAATACGGGGGTAACCTGTTCTCTGCATAATCCTGTATAAATCATTGATAACCTGTTGTCTGGCTGCGATTGTGTTGACTGCTGCTGTGAAAGGTGAGCGGCTATAAATTTCAGTAGGATTCTGTCTGTAATCGTCATAGAAGAAATTTGAAATGTCCAAATTGATGGGGTCACCGTTCTGCTGCTCTTGAGAAGGTTTAAAGACATTAGGCTTGGTTTCAGTCCATCGTAATGAGGCTGTGTCCACATGTTTAATTTCAGAGGGCTGTAAGAATTTATCAAAAACCAGTTCGTTACTGATTGAACCTCTCATAAGAAGCATGAACTTCATATCAGTCGCAATCTGCTTGAGATTCTTTTTTCGCTGGAATTTCAAGGTATAGTCGCTAACAGTGGTCAAGGCTGTTACCAGTTTCTGTACGTCTCTTAAACCCTCTGAATCTTCTTCCCCTTCTAAATCTGTAACGTGAATCTGATAATCCGTATCAGCTAGTGTCAAGTAAGCGTTTGCGGCTGCTGATACATCAGGGTCTGAATACATCAGGGTCTTTACAAGCTCTTGGGTGTTATTTGCTGTCCTAGAAGTGAAAATATCTTCCAGATGCTCACGATAGGATGGGAGCGAGAGAGCGTTCCCCGTTCCGTCAAAGGTAGGCGTTGTAGAGACTGCCGCTTTCTTAGGATTTCCCTTTGGCGGCAGAATTTTAAAGGCGTCAAGAATGCTCATTTATAAATTCCGCGAAAAGTAGTTAGTTCAATACACGACTTGACACTATTCTGTCAACTGTTTTTCCTCCCCCAAAACCAATCAAGTGGTCGTGTGGGTCTTTATCACCAAGTTGAGCACCTGCGATAATAATGGACTCTCGTTTGTCCTCTTTCAATTTAATCTCTACAAGCTCTTTAGCTTCTGGAGCCGCAAGTAGGTAACCAAGTGAATGGAAGAAATGGTCTCGGTTAGTCAATTTCTTCCAGACAGCAGCTTTTTCATCAACATCTTCACGAACCATGTCGCGCAAATGCACCTCAAGGGTAGACTTATAAGTGCTATAACCGATAATATTCGAGTTCTTTAAAGTCGTTGAGCTTAGCGCTGTTTCTGTTTGAGTATTGGGCAGGAACAATCTTACCGTTTGAGATTGCCATAATTTCTTCCGACTTTGGAGTGTAGGGTTGTCTATCAATTAAACCCCCAACCAGATTATAGTCCTTCATAATCTGTTTAACTTCTTTGACCAAATCTCTGACAGGTACTGTTCTGAACGAGAATGGCTGCATATTGTTCTTGTTTGTACCTGTACCCAAGATGATGTTACAAATCTGACCCATATCAATACCAATCCATACAGGTCTGTCGCTACCGATGCTTGGTAGCAAAGGTGATACGTCTTTAAAGGCATGAGCGATAAGCTCGTGGGAAATCTGCATAGTGCCATCAGAATAAGGCTCACCGAGGGTTGTGTTGTAGAAACCTCTAACAAATTCCTTACCCTTATACTGGATAAGCTGTTTGATGATGTATTCTGGAGGCAAGCGGTCTGTAGAGAACGGCGAGACTTTGTAGCCCCTGTATTCAGTAATGCTAGGGTGTGTAGCTACCCACTCTGTCAAACTGTAGTCCTTCATATCTAAAGGGGAGTGACACTTCTCACATTTCACGTAGCAATCTTTGAAGTCGATGTGAGGAATGTGAACAGCCTCAATATCTGTTAGTAAGTCAACATCGTGAGGAAGACCTCCAACATGGACGAAGTTTCTGTTGAAAGCTGGTTCGTTGTGGTGGCCACAGGCTCCACACTTTCTTAGGAATACGTGCTTGTCTGATAATTCATATGTCTGGTGGACACCATAAGCTGGGAATGTGGGTGTAGAGAACTGCTGCTTCATCTTCCAGTCAGAGTTTTGCATACGAGAGTTTAGAAGGGCAATCATCTTCTGGTCTGATAAGTCAATTTCGTCAACGAACACTGCATCAGCGTCAATAGAGGTCGCGGCAGATTCGATAGCCGCAGCAATGTAAAGTTTGGAGCGACCAATCTCCATCAAATCTTTACGCCTGATGGGTTTCATAACTGTTGGGCCGTTAAACACCTTATCTGTCTGCACGATAGGTCTAATACGAGCATCTGAGATACGTGTGTACATGGCTTCGTTAGGTAAGGTGTAAATCAGGCTTGTACCTTGGTTACGCATGAGGAATGCCAGTGCTTTACGAATTTGGCCTTCGGTTAGTCCAACTTGCGAGGGTTTGATGCAGCAGAGGTTCAAGTGCATGTCATTTAGGATTTGCGTCTGGAAAGGGTATCTGTTAGTGCTAAATGGCTTTCTATCGAGAGTCGTGTTGGCGGTCATCCACTCCACACCTGTCATGTCTTTACTGTCTAACGAGAACCTATCGTTGATGCCTGACATTAAATTTTGAAATAATTGATTTTTCTGTTGACTCATGTATATGCGCCGTGGGTATAAAACCTCAAATCAAGGAGATGACTATGTCAGAAACACACACATATCCAGCTTTAGACGAAGGAAATATTAAAATCGTCCTCAAGCATCTGTCGGATAACCCACAGTACCTAAACGACGCTAATTGTCCTTACACCGAGGACACTAAGTCCCTATTCCTAAAGCCCACTTCTACAGATACTGGGAAGATTGTCAACAACATCCAGCGTCAGATAGATGTTCTGGATAAACTCAACGCTCAGCTTGAGCGCCAGAGTGAGCGTTTTGACAATGGGGAACTGGAACCATCAGAGGCTAATGCCTATTTCCGTCAAAGAATCAATGTAGCGCGAGAAATTCTCGAACTACAGGAGAAACTGGCCCACGTCCAGAATGTCCAAGCCTTTTATGCTCAAGTCATGGAAGTCATGGAAGATAACATGGATGTTGACCAAAGAGGAGCGGCCATTGGTCAGCTTCAAGCTATTATCGAAAAGGAAGGTTAAAATTGGCTAACACAATCTTTAAAGACACCGCACCTGCGTATTATGCGAAGGGTGTATCGGTTATTCCGCTGCGCGTTCACGAGAAACGACCATTCACCAATGGTTGGCAGCATTACCATAATCAGGAAGTATCTCAGACCCAGCAGACAGCTTGGTTGAACTCTTACCCAACAGGTAACATCGGCCTTGTGCTTGGTGAACAATCTGGTGTGTGCGTAATTGATATTGATACTGATGATGTAGAAATTATCAAAATCATCGAAGACATTATCCCTGCTTCCCCTTGGAAGCGTGTTGGTAAGAAAGGTTACGTTGCTGCTTATAAGTTTAATGGTACACCGACATTTCGTGTTGATGATAAGAATGGTGTTCGCTTCGTTGAACACTTATCCACCAGAACACAGGTTGTTCTACCACCATCAATTCACCCTGATACAGGTAAGCCATATGTGGCAAACTGCGAGTTACTGTCAGTTATTGACAGTTTACCTACTTTACCACAGGATATTGAGAGTATTCTAAGGTCTGCTTTCGAACTGGAAGGTCGTAAACTTTCAACCAATGGTTGGACGAAAATGACCTCTTATGTTTCATCTGGTTCCAGAGATACACAAATGATTCGTGTGGCTGGTCTTGGAGCGCGTGGTGTTGTGCGTGGCGAAACCACGTTTAAACGTGCTCTCGAAGACATGGTGGGATGGTATGAGTCCCGTGTCGAGAAAGTAGCGGGTGATGATATTGATATTGAGAAAGGTCTTCGCCGCCTAGCTGAATATGTCCGCTCTGACGTTGAGAAGGGTAGACAGTTACCTGTGGGTTGGGATGAAGATATGACCAAAGAGCAACTTGCTGAATATGGTCTTTCCTTTACAGAAGACGACCAGCAGTGGGAGTTTGAGAAGCTACGTGATTATATTCACGAGCAGTTCTCTATTCACCCTGAAAAGTCCACTGGTAGGATTCAGGCTGTTGATAAAGTTATGAAGAAAATGAGTTCCAACAAAATGGCTCCTAAACATGCACAGCTTAGTGCCTTAGAAGAGAATATCCTTCTTGATACTATCAAATCTGGTTTTGGTAAGGGTTTGAGTTATGCAGCGATGCGTAAGCAGATTGCAGAGTTCTCTGCTGGCCCTGTTGAAGGTACTGACCATTCGCAGATTGCACGAGCAGTCCTGCGGGATATTCAAAGAGACACAAACCTTAGACACCATAATGGTAGCTTTTGGTCTTGGGAGGGTTCTCACTGGGAACCGTATGAGAAGCAGAACATTCGGGTGATGATTTCACAAAATTATGGTGACTTACCTTATGCCCGTAAATCGTCTGACCACAAAGGTATCTTGGATATTATTGAACAGCTATGTCCACAAGACTTGAAAGACATTGATATTCAAGGCGTCAACTTTGCCAATGGTGTATTTACCGAGGATGGTAAGTTGGTTGACCACAAGCCAGAGTACGGTTTTACCTATACGCTGCCTTATAGGTATCTTCCAGACGACTCACATCGTTGTGAGCAGTTTATGAGGTTCTTGGAGACCTGTTGGGGCCGTGATAAAGACTTTGAGGATAAGAAGCTTGCCTTGCAGGAAGCTATTTGTGCCACAGTGTTTGGATGGTCGCCTAGATACCAGAAGGTGTTCTGCCTATATGGTGTTGCTCGTTCTGGTAAGTCACAGCTTCTGGAAATCGTAGAAGGTCTGGTTCCTAGTAACTCGGTTTCCTCTGTCAGCTTTGATAAGTGGGCAGATGGGCCAAGTCTGGTTGCCTTAGATGGTAAGTTGGTCAACATCGTTGGTGAGCTTGCGATTGACGCTAATATCCGCTCTGATATTTTCAACAAGGTCGTTGTGGGTGAACCTATCTCACTACGTCAGCTATATGGTCAAACATATCTTACGAGGCTTCGTGCTGGTCACTGGATTGGGTCTAACCATCCACCTAGCTCTAAAGACCCTTCCGAGGGTTTCAACAGACGCTGGTTGTACTTCAAGTTCAACTATCAGGTTCGGCCAGAGGATATTATTCCAAATATCGGACGTAAGATTATTGCCGAGGAACGTGAAGCTATTCTAGCTTGGGCTATGGAAGCTCGTGCACGTCTAACGAAACAACATGGATACACTCTTTCTGAAAGCCACAAGGAGTTCACAGCTACCGTAGCGGGGTATAATGATAGTATCCGTTTTTTCGTTACGGACAGCGGCAAAGTCCAGACGCTGGGGAAGGACGAGGATGGCAAGTGGATTGGGAACCCCATTTCAGACGTCCAATTTCACGACGCATATTCGAGCTATTGTATCACGGCGGCGGGTGTAAAGCCTGTTTCTATAAGGAGCTTCAAGCTGCGTCTCCATCAACTCGCGCAAAGTATGGGATGGGAGAGAGTAGTGGGCGAGAGCCAAATCACAGGAGAAAAAGTGGCACTGTACTATGGAGTCACACTTGCGACAAGCAAGGCGAAGAAATTGTAGACCGAGCTTGGGTAAAACCTATGTTTGATAATATTCAAACATTTTCGGAACAACAGCTAGAAATGGAGTAAATATGAAACTTACATTAAAAGAAACAGCGCTGATGGACAAGCTCTCTGAATTTTGGAATCAGTGGCTTGAACTAGACCAGTTGCATGAAGACGACGACAGATTTGTTAGGGACTCTGTACACAATTTACAGAGACTTGTACTTTCAAGACCTATGGTCAGAGAGTTGAGTAAACCACCTGCTGTGCCACAAGGTGTTAGAGAATTTGTTAAAGGAATAGATGGTGAAATTATAGAGGTGACAACCAATGGCTAAACGATTTACAGAAGAAGGCTTAGTAATCCCGCGAGGTGTCTGCATGGACAAAGACCGCGAGGGTCACTATAGGGCCACGTATAAGGGGCATAGTATTCGCTGTGCCTCTTTAGACGAGGCTATTGCCAAGAGGAAAGAACTGGTGAAGGCAGGAGTGCCTCACCCCAAATATAAGGAGTGGTTTGGTGCTGGTAAAAATCGGAATAAATAAGTTCCTCTCCCGCCGTAGTAGGTGGAGAGAGGAATGCTTTGACCATATTGGTTGGAAGGGTGGTAGGAAACTGCTACGCTTAAAGGGTATTTATAAACGCTCACTTTGGGATTGGTTCACACGTTCACGCCGTGTTCCACAAAGTGTTGCAGAAGAAATGCTAAAAGATGGGGCTATTGAACAATATATCCCTGTTCAGGGACTAGATATGGTATTAGTCAAGTGTAATGCTACTATATATGGTGTCTATATGGATTATACTCCCTCATAAATAAGACCTGTGGCCCCGATTTTACTCAGGGTCACAGGTCACTTCGGCTAACAAGGAAAATTGACAGGCGAACCTGTCTATTGCTCTATAGACATTTCTGTGTATTATGTCCACATGTTTATGAACCAAGGTGTGGATTACACGTTCACGGGACGACAGGTTAGGGGCCGACGCCAGATTATACTCCTCCGAGACATTGATTTCGGGGTTTTCGTAGTTCCCAAGGGCTTTTTATGTGACGGAGCCTCAATTCCAGCATTTGCAGACAATTTATTCGGATTAGACCCTCTAAGACGTGAATATCTTGGTGCAGCTATTGCACATGACTATGCGTATTCGTCTAGGTGGGGGTCAAGGTGGGAGTGTGACAAATTATTCTCACTTCTTATCTGGTATGGGTCAAAACGGGTGTTAAGGTTCGCTTTTGCCCCGATTATGCTGTTTTCGGTCAGAATTGGTGGTTTTGAGGGATATTATGCAGAAAACCGCTCATTATTGAGCTATTATTGGTCAAAAGTGCGTGAAATCGCTCACATTTGAGCATTTAATCGCCAAGAAGACCTCCACGCCCACTGATGCGCCCTCAATAACATACGTTCATCCTCTAACATGTTGGTTAAACCTTCTGTGCCATTGGTTCTAAGGCCATAAATGTCGTAGACCTTATCTCCAATCTTAGTCCACACATGGTCAATGTTTGTCCAAGGCTCTGCGTCGGGCCAGATTGTCTTTAGGATTCTGTAAAGTTCGAAGCAACTACCTTGGGTATAGACGTGGGTTGAGTCTGCGAAGCTGGTTCTGATAGCTCCGATTACTTCTAAAGGGTCGATGTGGTGGAAGTCTTTTGTCATAGGTTGGCACTAAAAGTGGGAAAGAAGGATTTTAGTTTACCTCCAACTCAGTTCACGATACTTTCATATCTGTTTAACCTGAGAGCCAGACTAAAACCACTACAGTTCGAACCTCAAACACTTGTTCGTTGGTTCAGAGAGCTATCTCATTAGCCTACCAGCATATCCCTCGCGAAAAGGATTATTAGCTGCATTTCCATGTCTCCCCGCTAAGGGCTACATTTATGTCTTTACTACGGGTCTAAGGGGTTGTCAACACCCAAAGTGAATTATTTGCGCGAAATGTATAGTAGGATATGCGCGAAATGTGTATTAGAGCATTCTATTCAGTCTGCGTTGCCTACGTCTATATCTTCGTTTCAACATAATAACCTCCATTTGCTAGTGTTATACTTCGTGGAGGTGGGAGTTGGAACAGACGTTTACGCAGGGCTGGTATGTGGGTATAAATCACGTTTTCGAAAAATTATAAACTACCGAGTGGCAACAGGTGTGGCGCTTCACTACCACTTACACCAATAAAGTGTGCTACCCTTCTACGCAATCCAAGTGAGAGTGTAAGTGTTAGTGGAACATACAGTGAACATAATCTTACAACATTTTAATGCAATGGTAATTGTATTCTATTTATACCCATGCTACACAATGAGGGCAGGGCATGACGTTCTGCACCTAGCCTCACATAGGCTAGAGCCTCACAGTGAGGCAACGGGATAGGTGTGTCTTATCCTTCAACAGTCCTAGCTAGGACTAATTAGACAAAGAAAAGAGTTTTCAAATGTCAAATAAAACACTAACATCACAAGCCGCTATCACATACGCCGCTAACAATATCGCCCCTGTTATTGACGCCCTTGCAACGCTAGACGCTAATGCAACAAGTCAAAACAAATTGCTTGCCTATCACGTTTTTGAAACGTGCATGTTAGCGCAAGGCGAAAAGGTAACACACGCAATGCTAGAAAGCGCTGTAAACAAGCCTTTTGACAAGCGCGTATCTGCTAAGGGTCGCAAGGTAGCTGATTATGTTATTAATGCAAAGCCGTATTATGACCATGCAGAGCAAAGCCTTGTTACTGTAACACAAGCGCAATTCCAAGGTGACAAGCCAGAATTACACGTTATGACAGTTTACGGCCATATCGCCGCATATGAGCGCGACCAAAAAGCAAATAAGGCAGACACTAAGTCAGTTGTTGAGCAAGCCCTTGCCGCTAGTGGTTTACCTATCGAATTAGCAGATAAGCAAATCAAGCTTGCACAAGATGGGAATGACGCCGCTATGTCTTTCGTAAAGCAAGCCACAGAGAAATTTACACCTGCTAAGAAAGAAAGTGCTAGTAAAAGTGAAACACCTGCTAACACACTAGACGCGGCTATGAATGTGCTAATTGACATGACCACAAATGGGAATGAGCAAGCGGCCTATGACTGGCTAGAAAACGCAATCGAATTGCTAGGCTTTGCTAATGGCGGCGAAAACGTCACCACAGAAGAAACGCCGCAACAAATCGCCGCATAGTCCTAGCTAGGACTTTCCAAAGATAACCACTTGCACCTAGTGCAAGTGGTAGTGGAAGTCGCACTCTTCTACAGAGCGCCCACCCCTAAACTCGCCCTTAAAGAGCGCGACTTCCATAAATCCGCGACTTTTTCAGAAAGCTAGTATCATGTTACCATTTTCAGTCCAAATCACACAGCCACAAGGTACGAATTACGTTGTGGAATTTCTGAACAAAAATCGCACTCCTATCTTTCGATTTGAGACCGCAGATTGGTCTCTTGCAAAAAACCTTGAAGAAAATGCAATTACGCTTTTTTACAAGTGGCAAGAAGTTCGCTCTCTGCAAACCGCTAATTCTGGTTGGCCTACTTTCGCAATACTTTGTGACGCGATGTATTTCCCAACTCGCACAGGTGCTCAGGCTGTTATCTATACGGAGATTGAAAATGCTTATCTCTGACGCATTAGTCCTAGCTAGGACTCCTCAAGAATATAAAGCTGTGCTAGCGCACTCTGCTATCCATAAAACACTCGACCCAAAAGCTAGGCTTGCCTATCTACGAGTGTTCCACTTCCACCCCCACCAACACCCTGACCTCGCGCAAGTCATATACGACGAGCATCCACTTGACCCACAACATCCTTTTGCTCTAACACTTAGTAGGCGTCGTCGTGTTAGTCGTAGTGGAACACCAGTTGAAATTCCCTCGCTTGGGTCAATTCAAGATGTGCCGACAAGTGGAGAATGGGAAGGATTTGGCGATATTCGTATCATTGTGAGCAGATGCGTGAGGCGTTAGTAGCCGTGGTAGTGTGAGTGAGGGCACAGTTTTGGTTAAAAGTGCGACATTCTGCCATACCATATGT